ACTTTATCATCATGTTCAAATGACGATACTTCATTAAGTATAGCTGTTGTAGGTGATATACTTTCACCTGAACTATCTAATTTATATTGTGCTGTATCAGAAAATAATAATAAACTTTCATTAAATCCTACAGAGTTTTTAAGTGTATTAACTTGTGTGCCTGACGCCGCAATATCTATTGGGTCAGTATCTAAAACTTGTGTAGATGTTGTTGCAAAGTAATTAAAGAATGAAGCATTCTCTGTTAATATTAAATTTTCACCAGATAAAATACCTAGTCTATTTTTATAATAAGTTAAATTATTAATCTTTTTACCAACAAATGTTGGGTCAGGATTACTTTCACTATCTCCACATACTCTATCTGTCCAATCTAATTCTTGGAAAGTAAATGTACCATCATTATTATTAATTAATGCGTGTGGCATTGTAGAGTTAGTTAGTCCTACAGAAGTTGCAGGTGCAATAGTTTCATTCCATACACCAGATTTTCCTGTAAACTTTACATAATAATCAGATAAAGTTTCTCCTTCTTCTCCAGTAATTTTTAGAATAACACCTTCTTTTCCATAAAAAGGTAATTTGCTAAAATCTTGTATTTCATCTCTAATAGAATACATGGCTGTGTTACCAGAACCATCAGATGTAGTTATAGTGTAGTTTGCATTACCATCAGTAGGTTTTCCATAAATTACACTATCAAATGCTTCAAATGTAAAATGAGATGTAAAGCCAGAATAATTTGCTAATCCTTGTGTAGTAGACACAGAAGCATTAGTGTCAGTTCTTCTAACATTAAATCCTATGCCATTTGCACTACTGTCCCAGTGTGTGCTTGCTGTTCCATACAAAAGTATGTCTGTAATTTTATTTGTATCTCTAAATTTACTATCAGTAGCCGCATCACTACCTGAAGGTAATTGAAATACTACTTCTAATTCTTGTGCCATTGATGGGTGTTTCAATGCAACTTTATATTCTCTACCATAGTTTGTAAGTTTACAAACAACTAAAAATTCTTCTACTTTAGCCGCAGACGTATTACTATCTGCTGTAACTGTTGTTCCTGTGTTAGCTAAAAATGTGTAATCTGCAATGTTAACTAATTTAAAATTTTCTCTAGGATTTGTTGATGTTAAATAACTTGAACCACTTGCTATTGTTACAGTCTTTTCATTACCTGCTAAATCAAATACTTTGATACCACCATTATATAAAGCTACAATATATTGATTATTTGCATCTCTTTGTATTTGCCAAAATTTTGTTTTGTTAGAATAAATATTAGAACTATCTACTGTAGCTACATAATCTAAAGGTGGTCTTTTTGATAAACCATCTACTAAACCATTTTGTAAATTAACTTGGTCTTCTCCCTGATTAATACCTCTTTGTGTGGGTGTCTGTTGTGACATTCCATTTAAGAAATTAGGAATAGATTGTGATACTACTCCGCCCATTAGTAAGTCCTTCTATTTGGTCTGTGTATTATGTTAAGGGTATTTTGGTCGCCTTCAAGAATGTTAATATCACTTTCTTGGCTATCTGCTTGATGAAATGCCATAAGAGCTTCATTCTCATCTTGACCAATTAATGTTGTAATTTCTTTATCACCAATAAATCTTGCCGCAAATCTTCTTGCAGATTTCATTGTAATATATTGTCTTGCGTATTCTGGTAAATGTTCAAATTGTTGTACTAATACAAGGTCAACACTAGTAGGTGCTGAAGTAAATACGTCTGTGTGATTATCCAAATCATATAAATTTCCATTTCTTATTGTGTAGTTTAAGTATCTGTATTGAGAGTTTGCGTCAGCTTTAACGCAGTTTGAGGGTAGAGGAACTTTATTATCACTATCTAATGATAATGATTTGTAATTTACATGTGTGTTAAAATTCCAACCTTGTGATTGAATGGACATAGACGTCTCATTCAGAATATTTTTTGCTGTACTTACATCAACTGTAGTAGTGCCTGTAATACTATTTACTGGACTTTCACCAATAGTAGATAGCATTATGTTTACAGCTTGTAATTCTGAAGTAGGTGTTATTTGTGTTGCCATATATCCTTTAATTAAATTTTGTGTGAATAATGATGGGGGAAATAAATCCCCCACCAAAAGTAAAGAAACGGATTACGCTTCTTTGATACCGACTGCCGCTTCTGGTCTTAATACACCATGACCCATGCTGTATTTTGCAACCATTAACGTACCTTGTCTTCTGATGTCGTACTCTTTTTCAACAGCTAAATCCATTAGCTTAACAGTTCCTACTGCTGAAGGGTGAGATACAAGAGCAACAAAGTTAGTTAGGTTAACTGCTTGCGGAGTTGAACCTGCGTTAGTTGCTGAACCTGCGTCTACACCTGACGATACATTAGAAGCTACAAAGTGAGGAACTGGTACTAATTCAATTCCTGCAATTTTTGTAACTTTACCAGAAGCTACACCACCATTAGCTCCACCACTGAAGTCAACATTGACTGCATTAGTAGCGTTTGCTAATTTGTAGTATTCTTCTAGTCTCATAAAGCATTTTCTGCCTTCTGAAGGAACATAATTTGCATCAAGCTCTTTAGCCGCCGCAAAGATAGCATCTATCATTGCATTAGCCGCAGTTGCATCTGTAGCAGAAGCAATGCCTGTGTTAGTTATGTTAGTTGTAGCGTCTCCACCAGTTACGTTTGCACTAGCTAGAGTTGCTTGACCAATAGTTTGTAAGATATGCTTATCTTTTTGGAAAGATAATGCTCTACCCATTTCAGTAGAGTATGCACTTCTTACGTCCCAATGGTTTTTTGCCTCTTCAATATTCGATATGAATACAGATGAGATTAAAAGGTCATTAATTGTAATAACCTTTTCGGCTGAGTTAACTGCAGAACCTAATATTTCCGCTCCAACTGCGTGATACTCCGCACCTATTCTTCCCATTACTGGAAAAGATGCAGATTTGCCATTACTGATACTTCTTACCATATCAGCACCTTGTGTTTTTGAAGCTCTGTCAAATGAAGTAATTACTTCACCTGCAAATACTTTTAAAAACAGGGCATCATCACGAGTAGAACCACTATTAGCATTTCCGAATTTAACTGGACTTGCGTTTGACATTTTAGTGTCTCCTTATTATTGATGTTAATGTTAATAAAAGCCTCTTCAATTAAGTTATTTAGTCAAGATTGTCCTCCGCAGAGGGTCAAGTTATTTGGCTAAATTAAAGTTGGCAGTTGCCACGCATAAGCGTTGCACAACTATGCTTTCTTTTTAGGAAATCCTTTTTTCATATTTGAATATGCAGATTTACTAATTGTACTTTTTGATTTTGAACGAGAAGTACCTGCTCGTTTTCTTTTATTGATGTTTCCGTATAAACTATTTTTTGCCATTTTTTTCCTTTCTTATTGATGCTTCTGTTATGCTATCTATTTCTGATATTGCATGTTTAGCATGTACTAATTTATCAAACTGTGTTTTTACAGTTTTCATAAAATTATCATGGTCTGCAACGCCAACAGAATTTTTTAAAAATGTGTCAATGACTGCTGTACTTTCCGCAACTTCTGCGTCATACAGTTTTCTTAATGCTACTAACCACATTTTTATAATTCCGATTTAGCAAGTTTATCTTGCACTAATGCTTGATACGCAGGGTCTTTTGTATACCTGTCATCAGACATAGCGGCTGTAACTTCAGCCCAAGATTTGTAACCATCTTGTCCTGAAACTGTAGCTTTACCTTCTACAAGATTAGGTTCGTTTCCATTTGCTTTTTCAAATTTAGCTTTTAATCCTACTACTGCTAACTTTGCAGTTTCTATATCTTTAGAATTAACGGCTGTATTGTAAGCTGTCTTTTCTTGGTCAGTCATATTGTTTGCCGCCCAATCAGACATTTCTGTGTAAGCATCTGCACCACCAACTATATCTTTAATTGATTTTGCTTGTTGGTCAGCGATTGCTTTTTGACCTTCAATAAACTGGTTTACATAATCTTTAGGTATACCTGCTTTTTCTAATGCTTCGTATGATTTAGCATCTAGCTCACCTTTTTCATTATACTCTGTTGCTAGGTTATCCATATTTAAACCTGCACTCTCAACTGCTTTTTCAGCAATTTCTAAATCATTCTTTGGCTCTTCTTTAGGAGTATCTTCTTTAGGAGCTTCTTCTTCTTTGTTGCTACCAAGTTTCTTTTCTAACTCTGAATATGACTTTGCTAAATCTTCAACACTGTTGAATTTTTCAGGTAAGCCTTCAGGTTTACTTTGTGTAACATTCTCTTCTACTGGCTTTTCGCTAGTAGTCTCGTCTTGTTTTATCTCTACTTTGTCTACCATGTTTCCTTTTTATTATTGTGGTTTAGTTAGGTTGTTTGCGACTTGAGGAACTGCTTTTTCTGCCATCTGCATCATTTGCTGTTGTTCCATTTGCTCTGCTTCAGCCGCTTGTTCTTCTGCTAGTTGCTCTTGTGATTTTAATAAACCATCTGTATCAATCCCTAAACCAATAGCGATACGTTTGATTAAATCATCAGGGTTTAATGCCTGAACAACTTGCGGATTTATCTGTGCAAGATTTCCTATCTCTGCAACAAATTCTCTTAATTTTTGTAAATCGTTTCCTCTACCTAATGCTTCAATACCAGTAATAATAGTTGGTTGAACTGTGCCTTTAGGTAATTTTGGTATTTCACTAGACTGTTCCATTCTTTTCATAAGTATTGCTACTAATGGTAATTGAAACTCTTGTGATAGTAATGAATATATACCACCCATAGCAGTCTCTAGTTGTTCTGCCATGTATCTGATTTCTTGTGCTGTAACTCTTTCAGCATCTCTTTGTATTGCTGTGTGTAATAAGAATGCGTAAGACATTCTTTCTTCTAATTTAGCAATAGATTTTTCTACTACTTGTAAATCATATTGTTTTTGTGCTTGTAGTACAGACACATCATCAGCCGTACCAGTAATAATGTCACCATTTCTAGTCATAGCTAAATCTTTTTTTCTAGTCACAGAATTTGGTCTCACCATAAATACTATTTTAGATGAAGCCGCCGCACTTTCTACAAGTGCTTGTGATAATCCTTCTAATGATTTTAAATCACCAATAAATTCTTCAACATATCCTCTGCCGTAATCTTCATTGTCAACTCTAACCATTCTTAATGCTTGGTAAGGCATTCTTTCTTTTTTAAATGTACCAACACTTTCTGGTATTTTAATTCCGTTTACTTCCTGACAAACATAAAATTCATTTTCATCTAATTTGTAAACATGTGTGTATAATTCTATTTCTTCATCTGCTTTATACTCTGGGTCTGAAATAACTTGTGCTGTTATTTCTTTACCTAAAGATAAAATACTAGCTTTTTCTTTAATAACTATTTCTAATATATTTCCTGAAGCATCTCTTCTAACTACATATTGTGATAAAGGAAATACTCTCATGCTTCCTTTTTTAGGTAAATAAGTTAATACATTACCTCCAACAATTAAATGTTTTAGTGCTTCAAATACTGAAACTCTTAAAGCAAGCTGTTCAATTTTACTTGATACTTCTTTTTCAATAACAGACAAAGATTTCTCTATGTCAGTTTTCATCTCTTTATTTTCTTCTAATTCTTTTTTTGCATCACCAGATATTTGTAATCTAAAGAATGGGGAATTTGGGGGAAGCAAAAGTAAAAGAAGTTTACTTGCTAGATTGTTGACGCCTCTTGCACCAACAGATTGAAATGGATTGTATAATTCACTTGATGATGTAAAACCATCAGGTTTGATAAGAGAAGGAATAGTTAATTCACTACACTCTTCTGCTCTATCTAAATAATGTTCTCTTTCTGTAGTTAACTTACTGTATCGTTCTTTTGCTGTATTAGCTTTCTGTAAACTACCTGCGTATTCCATCTATTAGATACTAGAGTTAGTTGCTATGTTTAAACCAGAAGAAGTGTTTAAAGAAGTTGTACCTGATTTCTTTATTTTTTTCTTCTTGATGTTTAAATCCTGCTCGTTTGCTGTTACCAATTCAGGTGCAGTCTGCTCTCCAACTTGCTGTGACGTGTCCACAGGATTTGGGGGAGTAGGCTGTACTGGTGGTGCAGGAATTTTAGGTGACATGCACATATTATTTATCCCTCTCTTTTAGTGTATTAATAAATTTTACTACGTCCCTTTGACCTGCCTTAAAATAGATAGTTTTAGTATCATCTTTTAATTCAGGTGATTTTTCAGGGTAAACTTTATTCAACAACTT